TCTGCCGTTCTTTGTGCCATCATCTTTTCGACACTATTGAATTGAGTTGTGTTGTTGCGTCTTACAAGACGACCATTGTCATATTCTTGAATAGCAAAGAAAGTTTCATCTGCTTCTGCTTGGGCAAGTGTTAGTGTAGTAAGAATTGGTGTTAGTTTCAGACGATCAGCGCCAGGTGCGTTGTAGTTGTTATAACCATTTGCGTTATCTAGCAAAGAAGTGTCGTTGTTACTTGTGACAATCGCTTCTGCGGTCTGAAAACCAACTACTACGCCGTCTGGTGCTGTGTTGTATTTGCTTACAACAACTTGTTGCGAATCAAAACGAACGAAATGCCCTTTTTGGAATACTACCCCATCTGAGCATCTAGTAGAATAACAATAGCCAACTGGAGCAGCGTCAATAGCAGTCGTAGCAACAACCACTGTGTAAGCAAGTGTTGTCAGTGCTTTATCAGAATATAGTTCGATGTTTTCGCCGGCTTGAAATGCTTTTTTATTAATCTGACCTGCTTTGGTGCTTGACTTTAAATATTTTACATAAAGAGTATTCAAATTAGGCGCTTGCGATTCTAAACCATCTGCGTAAAGTGAAACAACAGCAGTAACGCCTGTGATCGAACCAAGAGCATAAAGATTGACATAGTTCGTCATAACAACAGGTTGACCGTTTGACTGTAGATCGAGAATTTTTACATAAGCAAGGCTCTTGCTTTCTACAAAGTTACCACCTTTGATAATGCTGCCTTCAACAAGAATATTCTCACCAAATCTTTCGACTTGATTTTGTAGAATAGATTGGAGTTGAGTCAATTCTCTCGCTTGTACGGCGACCGCAGGTTTGAAAAGAACTTTGTGGAAGTTCTTATCTTCACTATAGTCATCATAATATGGAGATACATTGAAATCTGTGTTGATACCCATTTGGTCTGCCTTTATTAAAATTCAATAACTAGTTTTACTTTTTCAGTTTGCGCTGCATCACGTTCTACTGGTGTAAAGTTCTCTGTGTATAAAAATAACCCAGAGTTATCTACTACATAGTTTCTGTCATACGATCTACCAGTTAATTTTGCTTCTGCTTTTGATGTTTGCCCTACAAATGTATTTATCGTTCCTGACGCATCGTCCGAAATAGAGAAGTAACCTTTTACGTTTGTAATCCCAATAACTGTGCTAGACGATCCGCTGTTCAAAGAGTGTACATACCCGATAGCATTTGCTTGGAATGTATTGTCCGTAGATGAAACAGTAGAAACAACAGCAGAAGTTCCACCTGTGATAAAGTTCACTGTACTATTGCCAGACTCAAATGTTCCTGTTATATTAGTAAGTGTGATGACACTATCAAAACGAGCAGATACAACACCAGTAGCGGCCGTATTTGCTTGTGTGATAACTTCACCTTCGCTGTAAACATAAGCATCATTGCTAATTGTAAGCGTAATAATATCAGATGCAAGTGTAGATAACCCTTGTTGAATTACAAGTTCGTCTTCTGCAAATCCAGTTCCGTTTGGTCCAGTATAAAGCATTTCTACTTGATATATTTGTCTTTGGTCAAATGTTTCTACTGATTTGTCAATCGAATCTACTGGAGAAACATATGAACTTGTTTGTCCTGTGACATAATTTACAGTTGAGTTGCCAGATACAAAGAAGCCTCTAACATTCGAAAGTCTTACTACGGCAGCATCTCTATTTACAACAACACCAGTTGCGCCGCTATTTGCTTGCAAGATTGTTTCGCCAGCAGTAAAGCTAGACGCAGTATAAGTAGCGGCTAATGTGATTTCGACGTTTGCAAAGAGCGGGTCTTTTAAAATACTAATTTTTCTGAAATCATTATCAACAGAAATAGTGCTACTCTCTGTATTTGCAAAAGACATACCAATGCCTACTTTATTTGCATATAGTTCATTGATTACACTTGAACCATGACCACCAGGAGGAGAAACGATTGCTCTTGCTTGTCCGGATGTGCTACTGATAGCAAGAGATGTTGCTGTGTCAATAAGTCCCGTATTAGCAATGATTTGAATGTCTGCGTATGTGTAGTTGGCGCCTGAGTTGATAATTTCAATCTCTGAAATACTGTTTGCAGCAGGGTCAACAGTAGCAACAGCATTTGCACTTTGCCCGTCGCCTGAGATAATAACTCTAGGTCCAATTTCAAAAATAGAAGTCGCATCTGGATAAACTGTCAAACCAGCATTCAATAGAACACGGCGTTCTTCGCCAGTTACAATATATTCTGTAATAGTTCTAAGTTGCCCAGCACCAGTGCCAGAACGAATATAGAATGAGTTGTTCTTATAGAAGTCTGTGTTTGAAGAAAGTTCTGCGGTAATCTTTGTTGCAGAAGAGATTGTTTGTGATGTTGTGCTAGTAGTACCAACAACAGTTTGACCAGCTACAAAGTTTCTTATTGTTGAAGTAACACGGAATGTATTATTTGCAGCATAACGAGCAACGATAACACCTTCAGCAGTTTTACCATTAGTGTTGAGAGATGTGACTTTTTCTTCAATGAACCCTGTTGTGTTAGCCACTGTGATTAGATAGTCAGTAAACTTCTCACCGTTTAGTGCATATAGGAGCGTATTACCAGCAACAGCCGATTCTTTTACGGTACCAAAAGCGTAACTATTATATTGACTACCAGGATTTGAGATGATAATAGTATTGATAGAACCATCAATAGCAGCATTTGTTACGTTTGTATTTTCAACGAATGGGATATAATCAGAAGTGGCAAATTTTGAATACTCGGATGTAGTTATAGTATACATGTATTTCCACTGATAATTATCAGTTGTCTGATAGATTTCATCGGCAACATCAATCTCTGAGAATAGTGGCTGGTCTGTAGAAGCACCGCCGTTGTTATTGTAAAGACATTTGAAAACGTGATATGAACCTGATTCTAGTGAAGACACAAAGAAGTTTTTATTTTCAAGCCCTGTATCAAGATCATCATACATAGCATATGCTGTGCCTGAAATCCAAGGAATATTTTTGACCATGTGTTTTACATCAGAAGGCGTTACATGCTTACCAAAAAGCATGTCATCATACAACTCGTAATGAGTATAGTTCGGTGTATTTTCTGGGCTTGGTGGAATAGCATCGTTTGTAAACGGTGTGCTTTTGTGGCCAGTCACATAATAGATCGTGTTCGCACTTTCACTGAAAGATTCCACGAACTGTCTAGCAGCATGAGTTTTGAAATTCTGTGTAATAAGTTTCATTCTTGTACCGTTCTATTATGCTATTTCTATCACGCTGTTCGCAATGCTCAACTGAGATTCAATTTTAGAGTTTTTCGAAACGCTGCCGAACATTTCATTACCAGCAACATGAAGAACTCTTTTCAATATGTTTTCATATCTATTTAGTGATAACCCAGATATAACATCGTAAGAATATTCTTGATAATATACGTTATCTTGAAGTTTTTTCTCTGAGTTTAGGTGAGATGTAGTTGTCTTCCAGTAACCTTCGCCGACACCTTGTCTCGTAACATTAGATGTAGCAGTGATAATAAAGTCAAAGCCTTCTCTTTCAAGAGTAACATCGCCGTTCGGGATATAACCATAACCCGAATCGATAACTTCAACAGATGTCGCAATACCGTTAGCAGCGATAACTGTGCCTGTTACAGTTGCATTGTCGCCCAGAACAGATGAACCAGGGTCATCCGCTACGCCATCTACATTTGCGGTAGTTCCTGTAGTAACGCCTGTGATTGGATACGCACCTTGAAAAGCGATATTGAATGCGTTTCTTTCTACAAGAAGTGTTGCGGTATTACCAACACGGGTATAAGATAAAACTTTACCCTTTGCTGTCCCTGTGCCGCTAATAACTTGTGTCAACGATTCGCCAATTCTAAATGAACCCACAATATTGCTCACATACATAAAGAAGTTTCTTCTCTCGTAAGATGCGATATATTTGTTATAAACAGCAACAAAAGGATCAGCGTTATAGTTTGCGCCTGGGTTAATTCTTGTAAGCGATGCAATAGAACCGATTGTAAAGTTTTCGTTAGTCAGTGCGTCTACGAGCAAAGTATTGTTGTCGGCATCTGGTAGTTTTACAAAACCATAACCGTAGTCCATGTTCACTGTTACATCAGCGGTATCGCCACTTGTAGCGCCGATATCAATCGTGGCAACATCATAATATCCTTCGCCTGGATTAGTGATTGTGATAGAAGTGATTACACCAGAAACATCTGTTGTGATAGAGCCAACCGCATCTATATATGGATCGCCGTCAGCAAAACCACCTCCACTGAAAGTTACGACTGTGCCGTTTGAATATAATGTGCCGCCACTATTAATAGTAATGCTATCAACAAAACCAACACCAGAGTTTGCGCCAGTAAGTAGTATGTCAATGAACGGCGTATTGGCAGTATTGTTAGCGCCAACCATATCTGTATTGAGTGTTACTGTTTCTGTGTTTTCGATAAAACCAATATCAAAATCAGCGGAAGAACCTGTGGCTATACTGATAATAGGCTTATTCAGTTCAATGATATCACCATTTGCATATCTTGGAGGAGACACGAGATTTTCACGAGTTGTTTCCAGATAGAATGTGCCAGTATTGGCTACTATAAACGGCGAAGTGTTGCCGTGAATACCAACAGCGGTTGTGTTCGAACCAACAACAATACCAGTGACATATGTGTTTGCTATTGTATCAATAACACCATTTGCTGTAGACACCCCGTTAAGTCTTACATCAGCGGCACCAGTAACAGATGTACTTGAAATCGTATCAATAAGTTTTGTTCTTGTACCACGAATTTGTTTGCTATTTGTAAAAGAACCAAAGACTTCTCTGACAGCAATATAACCCGAGGCTTTTGCTGTGACAATAGCACGAGCGCCTTGTTGATCAGTAACAAAAGAATCAACAGCCGCAGAAGAAGCAGAAGTTGCGCCAATAAGAGCAACTTCTGCCGACCAATTACCCCATGCAGAATCAACACTAACAGATGTGCTATTTGTGACTGTAACTGTCCCAAAAGCATAAGAAATGATATTATTCGCAACAGCATCACGAACAGTTTGACTAACTATTTCGCCAACATCAAAAGCACCTGTTGCATCAGATACGGTAAAAGTGAGTTCACTTTCTTCTTCTACATATTCACCAGCAATGAAACCCAAATCAGAAGTAAGATTAATTCTTCTTTGATCTGTAAATGTAGTGTCACCAATAACCTGAACCACAATAGTTGAGTTAGCAGATGGCGCAGAGATAGTCAACCCTTCTGAGTCAGTATTAGCAATCGATACAATGTAGCCGTTAGCTACAAAAGCGTCAGCGCCAGATTGACCAACAAGATAATTACCAACTACTGCGGTTGAGTTGATATCGGTTGCACTCAAAAGTGTGAGCGTTTCAAGCCTTTGAACAACTGGCTCAAAACGAATAAAGTCAAGTGTTGTGTTTGAGTTGTTTGTATAAAGAAGTGCGGATGAAACATAAACATCAGTTGCGGTTGCGCTTGATGTGCTATTTGTATATCCATAACCAGCTTCGGTAATAGCAAAGTCAACTTTACCCGTTGCGTTTTCAATCGCATCTACACGAACTTTACCTTGGCGCCCTTGTTCTGTAATAACATCAAATATGTCACCGACAATGTTATTTCTGCCACCAAGTTCGATAGTCAGGCTTGTAAGCGAACCAACAATCTTTGGAGCATTTTTTATAATACCGTCGTCTGTAACTCTTTCGTTTCTTCTAAAGTTTCCTCTTACAGAACTAAGATAAACAACATCGACAAGTTTACCATCAACTCTTTTTGTTACGATACCTTCAACAAAAGCAGTAGCGCCACTATTAGAGCCACGAATCTGTTTGTTTACGAAACCACGAGTTCTTGAAGACTTAGCGAGTTCAATATAAACAGGTCTATACCATTCGGAATCGGATGGTTTTAGTATGTCTTCGCCTGGATAATAGATATCAACTTCTTCATTATAGAGAAGTCTCATAAGAAGTTCAAGAGATTGCTTTGAACCTTTTGATCTGTAGTAGTCCATGATGTGTTTGATCATGAAGCGCTTGTCAGTCGCAGTTACAAATGGAAAGTCTGAAAGATACTTTTCTTTGAAATGTACAAGAAACTCACTTAGAGTGTCATCAATATCATTTGAATTGAAAAGTTCACGATTTTCTTTGTAAGTGTATTTGTCCGTTGTTTCTAAAAACTCGTAATACGCTTTTACGAATGCTACGAAACCAGGACCATCTTCTTTATAGAAAGACGGAAACTGGTTCTCTACTAACTGCGATACAGTTTTTACAAACTCGGTCATATTACTATTACTCTCTTACGCCATACACGGTAATGTTTATATCTTGTTCACGAATAGTAATGATTCTGTCTTTTGGTGCGGCAATATCTTTGGAGTTTGTTCTACCATAAATCTTGATTTCTGTGCCAATAAAAGCAGATACACTTAGATTTGTAATGACAACACGACCCGTTACATAGTTTACATTACCAATATTTCTATTGAGATACACAAAACCAGTAGCGGTTGTTCTGAGAATTTGAAGAACTCCTGCACCGTTGTCTTGAATAAATGCTGTTTTTCCGTTGTATGTGAATTGAGAAGATTTGATAGCTGGTTTATGGTCGGTAAGCAATTCACCTGCGGTAAGTAGATGGTCGGTGATCAATATGTTTTTGAAGTTTAGCGTGTAACTTGTTGTTGTATCAAGAACAGGATTGATTGGAATAATGGCAAGAACTTCTGTGTCGTTTGATAGAATGTTCGCATTAGATTTATCAATATCATATCCTAGTTTAGAGAACCTAAATGTTTTTCTAAAGTCAGAAAGATTATTAGTAGAATATGCAACAATAGCAGCTTTTGCTGCGGCACGAACATCGGTTTCTGATGCGGTTGTTGTTTTTGTATTGTAATACACTTTAGCGTCAACGTTCAAGAACATAAACTCAGGAGAGATTACAATGGGTTCAATACCGATTGGGCATCTTTCTTTTAGATATGTGTAGTAAGCATTCTTATTGTTTTCAGAAACACCTTCTGCGTTTTGAACATCAACAGCAACAACAACACGCCCATATCTTGGCGGTGTCAATTCTTCTCCGCCATATACAGAGATTGCTTGAATTTCTGGAAACTCGTTTTTAAGGATAATTTCATAATCGCTTTCTGTAACAGCACGATCTTGAATCTGTATAGACTTAGGTGCAAAGAAGCGAATCGATTCGAGTGATTCTCTGTCAGCGCCGCCTTCTGATTTGGCGATAGTCGTGATCGTTACTGGATAGCCAGAGATATTTTCTGATGTGAAAGTTCTAATACCATTTGGAGCATCTTTCGAAGATATACGATAAGATACTTCAATGATATTATTGACAACTGGTTGTTTACCAAATACACCTTTACCAAACGTGATTTCATAACTATCGGAATCTGTTGGTTGAATATAAAATACTGGGTCAGTTGCAGTAACACCAAAGATACTATCTTTTCTTGTAAATTCTGTAGATACTGCACCCGCTGCGGCACTCGCTCTTACAGCAACAGAGATGCTACTCGTATCAACATCAGTATTGTTTAGAATAAATCTTTGTGTGGTTCCACTGATTGCGGTATAGTATTCTGTAATAAGTTTGCCTTCATAGATCGAAACATCAGTGATACAATAAAGACCATCGACTTGTGTTACAGTATATGAACGGTCTGTAGAGAATGTGTATCTGTTATTACCAGAACGGCCATTAAACTTTGTGCCTTTCGGTACAATGATAAACGACGGCGCATCGTTTGGAGAAATATCAATTTGAACTTTTGCAGCCGCAGAGATACACGATCTTGGTAGATAGTTCAACTCTTTTGCGTGAGAAACAGCAGACTGTCTTGTTTGTGCAGTGTCAAGAAACATTTCGCTATACGCCATGTTCGTATAGAAGTTATTCATATAGGTGTTGTAAGACATAACATCCAAAAGGACATTCATGTTCGATCCGTCAAAGTCATAGTCTTGAAACTGAGTTTGACCTTTGAGATAGTTTTTCAGAGCCGTTTTAGCAGCAAAAAAATCTAACTCTGTGATTGAAATATTATCTGGCATCTTATCTAACTCTTTCTAGAACAACTTCTAAAACAACTGGCTCTTGCTTATTTATAACATTGAATACAATAGATACATAGACGCCGTTTTCGTCTTCTGCCGCAGAACAAACAACATCAATAAGATTGCATCTAGGCTCATGCGTCTTGATTGTGGTTGATATTTGTTGCTTCATAGAAACAAGAAGTTGTGGTGTGATATTTTCGAATAACATAGCACGAATATTCCCACCAAGATTTGGTTGAAAGAATCTTTCGCCTCTATCAGTAAACAGAATATTCTTGATTGATTGTTTGATAGAGTTTTCGTTCAACTTGACAGCAACGTCCTCACTGACTGGATTAAAATCCAAGTCATTTGTGAAGTCACTATAGATGACCCTTGATGCGACGGGAGAAGTTGACATGTTATTCCTCTTTAGTTGTATTTATACATTAGTATGGGGAAAATCTGCTGTCACCAAGTGATGTGTTCCAGTGTCTTTTAGTACCACGATCACAGTGAGTAAATGTTTTATAGTAACCAAAACCTTGAAAGCCGATCTTTTTACATAACGTAAGAAACTCAAGTCGTCTTGAATTGCTTGCACCAAAAGTCCCAATATCCATAGCTGTGCCACTCATATGTTGAGACTTCTTTGCTACACCAGAAGTCGTATTGCGAAGATGTTGATTATAGTATGGGTGTCTGAAACCACTATTGACTTTGAACGTCATGCCCATCATCTTAGCAACTTCATTCATCATTTCGATAGTGTGTAGATCAAGCCCGTAGTAACCAATCGCAGGTGTGATACCTTGCGCTTTGACGTTTATGACACCACCGCCAGTATCAGATAGTGTCAAGTTACCATGATTCACAAAGAACTGATTATTTGTTACTTGTGGCAAAAATGTTAGATTTGACCATGATGTCGGAGAAGGATGACTTGAATAGTTACTCGGTGCGATAATTGGTGTTTTATCTCCTGCTTCAAAAGATGGGTTTGCAGGATTACTCGAAT